CTGTTAAGAACTGTTTCCCCATTAAACACTATTCTCGCCTCAGTAGAGATTAGTGAGGACTTCCCAAAGACATTTCCAATTTACGAATTAAATCGTTTTCTTGGAACTCTGTCTCTGTTCAATGATCCAGATTTGGATTTTACAGAAGAAGGTGTGACTATTTCAGATCCTTCGCACGAGGCACAATATCGATATTGTGGAAGTAGTTCAATGTTTCAAACACCACCTGAGAAAGATATTTCCTTTCCAGATCCAGATGTTGAATTCACTCTTGAAAAAGATGTATTCAAAAAGACCATTAACGCTGCAAACACTCTTGGACTTCCAGAAGTAGTTGTAGAAGGTAATGGAACTGAAACTCGATTAGTTGTATCTGATACAGGAAATACATCTTCAGATCGATTTTCAACTGGTGTCGGCCCTACCGATAAAACTTTCCGAATGATATTCAAGACTGAAAACTTGAATAAAATTATGGAAGGAACTTATGATGTGAAACTATCATCAAAACGAATTTCCCATTTCAATAGGACAACAGATTCGTTACAGTATTGGATTGCACTCGAGCAGAACTCTACTTTTGAGGGATAAGTTCAACTACACTATGAAAGGTTTTTTGATATGGATAATTTCTTGTGGGTCGAAAAGTATCGGCCCAAAACCATCGATCAATGTATCTTATCTGATACGATCAAGGGAACTCTTGAAGATTTAGTCAAGGAAGAAAAAGTTCCCAATCTCATGTTCACGGGCCCTGCTGGTGTTGGTAAGACAACAGTTGCCAGGGCAATCTGTGATATGACAAATTCTGATTATATTATCATCAATGGTTCTGATGAGGGTAGAATGATTGACACTCTCAGGACTAAAATGACACAATTCTGTTCTACTATTTCCTTACAGGGTGGAAGAAAAGTTGTGATCATTGATGAGGCAGACTATATGAATCCAGATTCGGTTCAACCGGCCATGAGAGGATTCATAGAAAAGTTTGCAGACAATTGTTCTTTTATATTCACTTGTAATTACAAGAATCGTATAATTGAACCAATTCATTCCAGATGTGCGGTAGTAGATTTCACTTCTCCAAAAAGTGAAAAACCAGCAATTGCACAACAATTCATGATCCGTTGTGGTGTTATTCTTACTGAAGAAAACGTTGAACATGATAAGAATGTAATTGCAGCTCTGATTAACAAACACTTTCCAGATTTCAGAAGGGTGTTGAATGAGATGCAACGATATTCTACATCTGGTACTATTGATTCGGGAATCCTTGCAAATATAGGAGAACTGAACCTCAATCAATTAGTTACGGCTCTGAGAGAAAAGAATTTCCCTAATATGAGACAATGGGTCACATCAAATGTTGATAATGATCCTGCATCTGTGTATCGTAAAATCTACGATAAATTGTATGAAGTTGTCGATAAGGGGTCTATTCCTCAAGCAGTCTTGATTATTGCAGATTATCAGTATAAATCTGCATTTGTTGCAGACCAAGAGATTAACTTGGTTGCTTGCCTGATAGAGTTGATGGCAGAATGTGAGTTCTCATGAGCCCATTTGAATTTATAAATCAAATCAACTATGGGAAGAAGAATCTCATGGATGAAACACCAGAGTTGGAGAAGGAATACAAACCTTTTATCGTGAATAGGGGGCTAAGTTTCAATCACGATACTGCATTATATGCAAACGAAATGAACTTTCGTAGTTATGCAGATCACAAACTTCAATTTGACTTTTTTCTAAATAGTATTAGACCAAAGAAAAGATATGGTAAATGGTTGAAAAGGAAAAAAGAGAATAATGAAATTCTTGATATAATCAAGAGTTATTACAAGTGCAATTATGAAAAGGCGAGAGACTATTCAACCTTGCTTAATGATTCGCAACTGAACATTATTAAACAACAAATTGATATAGGTGGATTGAAAGGAACAACATGAACGATACACTCATCCAAGCGATGATTGAAGTGAAGTTGAAAGAAGCCGATGATTTCCTAAAGGTACGAGAAACCCTTACACGTATAGGAATCGCATCACGCAAAGAAAAAACTTTATTTCAATCTTGTCACATCCTGCACAAGCAGGGAAAATATTACATAGTACATTTTAAAGAACTTTTTGCATTAGATGGTAAGACCACTAATTTCACAGAGAATGACCAAGCACGAAGAAACAGTATTGCAAATCTACTCTCTGAATGGGAATTAATTACTCTAGTCGAACCAGATAAATCAGCAGATCCTACAGTTCCATTGAGCCAGTTAAAGATTTTGTCCTTCAAAGAAAAGGATGAATGGGATTTAACTCCAAAATATAATATTGGGAATAAGAGGGATGCTGATGAGAATGACGAGTGATCTATATTACTTCAAATTAGACTCAGCAGTAAAAGATCCTGTTCGTGCCACAGAAGGTTCGGCCTGTTTTGATTTGCACTCTTATCTACCAGAAGATTCGGTAGCAAGAGCATACATAAGTCATGATGATCAAGATATAGAGATCAGAGAGAGAAAAGTAGTAAAAGGAAGGGTGCAAATCAACCCAAACGAAAGAATGTTAGTTCCTACTGGATTGATATTTGATATTCCAAGCAATCATTCTATTCGTTTATATCCAAGATCAAGTCTTGCATTGAAACATGGATTAACTCTTGCAAATAATGTAGGGATTATTGATTCTGATTATGTGGAGCCAGTTTACATGATGATATACAACATAAGTGGATATCAACAATTTGTAACCAACGGAGAACGCATTTGTCAGGCAGAATTAGTTCTAGAGAAACAGCACGTGTTGTTGGAGCTCGATGAACGGCCAGAAAGAAAAACTGACAGAGATGGAGGATTCGGTTCAACAGGAAAGGAATAATCTTGACTTATATTATAAAGAAATGGACAATTGCATCCGTTCAAGTAGTATATTATATTCCAGATTATTTACACATTGTGAACGAATTCGTGTGGCAGACAGAAGATCAATTACCAGAGTTTCCTCGCATAACTAAGTTTTTAGACTATTGGGACAAGAATATTGATGGGCCAATCAAAGAAGTATATATTTACGATCAAGGTCAAAACAATATTAGAAAAGTAGATAGACGATTTAAACTGAATTAATATGAAGCCCGTGATTCTAGATGATTTTCTAGATCCAAAATCTTTTCAAGTTTTAAAAAATACAATGCTTGGTGGGAGTTTTAATTGGGTCTATAATGATGCAATAGATTATGCAGATGATGAAGATAAATTCCAATTCACTCATAGTTTTTACAAAGAAAATCTGGGCCCAACTTCTACACATTATGGGGTACTCAGTCCTATTTTAAATAGAATAAGAATTAAAGAGATATTTCGGATAAAGGCCAATCTACTCACAAGAACACCGAAAATAGAACTAAATTCATTTCATACTGATGTTGGTGGAAATATGGGAGTGATACCTTATACCACTTTAATTTTGTATATGAATACCAATAATGGATATACAGAATTTGAGGATGGAACGAAAGTTGAAAGTGTTGCAAATAGAATTGTTTCATTTCCAGAAGAAACGAAACATCGTGGCACTTCTTGTACGGATGAAAAAATTAGAATGGTTATTAATTTCAATTTTTTAACTTGACTTTTTTGTCAAAACTTAGTATAATTATATAAAATGGAGTATAAATAGTGGTGAAGACAAAATACACATTGTTAGTGAAAGAAGGCAGTTATGCTGCAGATTCATTAATAATATTGATTTGGATTGTTTTAAAACATCGCTGTCATCATTTCCTCAAAGGAGAAGGTTGGCACGATTGAGGTTGTCCAATTAAGGAAACCTTAAACTTACCCATCGCCCGTGCTAGGGGGTGGGGATTATTTTATAACCTTGCTTATATAAGGAGGCAATATGGTACAATTAGCACATCACACACATTTCACAGCAGGCGACTTAGAACGTTTTATGGGTCTTTCCGTAGGATTCGATTCTATGTTTCATCGTCTGATGCACTCCCCTACTCAACAAGATACAGGATATCCCCCATACAATATTCGTAAGGTGGATGAGTATAATTATATCATTGAGATAGCCCTTGCAGGGTTTTCTGAAGATGATATTGAAGTTGAAGTATCGGATGGTACTCTCACAGTACGTTCAAAAGAATCTAAAGATACTGCGGAACAGCAGTATGTTCATAGAGGGATCGCCAAAAGGATCTTCTCTAAGGCATGGACTCTATCTGATGACATGGTTGTCAAAAATGCAGAGTTCACTAATGGTCTTTTGAACATTAGTTTGGAGAAAATAGTTCCAGAGGAAAAGAAACCTCGCATCATTCCTATTTCATCACCATCGGTGATTGAACATAAGAAGAAGTAGATTCTCCAACCCTCTACTAATATATACTTTAGTAGGGGGTTTTTGTTTTAAATTATTAGTAGGAGAAAAATTATGTTACCACTTGCAGGAATGCTATTTAATGTAGTTGCTGGATTAGTAGTTGATAAAGCTCAAGATCTAGCAGAAGAACACGTTGAAAAGATGTTAGATGATATACTTCCAGACAACGCAAAAAAAGAATTAGATAAAATTATAAAGGGCGACA